ACAGTGAAACTTTCACTATTTGGTTCTCTTATACCTGCCATCAAAGCACGAAAAGGTGTAGATCCATGTATCATGCACTCACGAACATCTGCATCTCGCATATTGTTTTGTAGATAGTTTAAATGTTTTATATGTGATTTGACTATAGGGTATCCATCATAGATACCCTCGCCATTAAATTCTCTTGAAGCCATCAGTTACTTCTTGAACATATGCCTTATCTCTTCTTGCAGGATCATAGTATCTAGGATCTCGCATCTTAGCCATAAGATCTTCAACAGTAACTTTAGATGGTGATGAAGCCTCTGCATTTGGTGTGGCTTGTTGCATTGATCTTTGTATAAGTTCTAATGCCTTTATACCTTCTGCACTTGTGCCAAGTTCTGCAACAGCATCTCTTAGTTCTTCAGGAAAAAACTTATTAACAAATAACTGTGTAGCCTCTACTCTTGAGTTAGCATTATCACCTAAATCTTTTTTAACTTGCTCAAGATCAGGTTGATTACTACCAGTATGCTCTGCCCATTTTGTTATACCTTCATTAAAATCACCTGCACTAGCAGGTCTATTAGCATATGCTTCTGTTTCTAACTCTTGTAAAACATTAGCCTTTATATCTTCTTCTTTCTTACCCTTCCATGACTCTAACTCTGAATATGACTTAGCCATATCTTCCCAAGTGTTAAATTTTTCAGGTAAGCCTTCAGGTCTAGCAGGTTCAGCTACAGACTCAGTAGTTGTGGGAGGTACACTAGCTTCTGTTGGGGTTTCTGTAGCTGATTCTGTTGGTGTTGCTTGTTCTTCACTCATTTCTTTATCCTTTGTGCATGGTTGATTCTCTTAACTATTAAAGCCACTAAGTATCGTTGCCCTTCCAAATGCCTTAACTCTGCATCTGAAATATTAGCACCACTAACTGCTTCGATAGTTACTGACTTTAAATACTGTAACATCTCCAAACCATTTGGAGTTTTAAATACCGATTCTATAACTTTGGAAATTTGTTCGTCTTGTTCTTTGGGTCTAGGGTATCCGTCAACCCCCAAGTGTTGAGGCATTAGGTACTTCTCCTTGTTGTTGCATCTGTTGCATTTGCTGTGCCATCTGTATTAACTGTTGTCTTTCATCTGCATCTCTAATTAAATTATCAGGCACACCAAACTTCTTTGCTAAATAGAGTGCAGTTTCTTCTGATGATATCAGAATATTTAATATCTCAGGACCGAATGATCCTGCCACAGTCTGTAGAAAACGATTAAGAGAAACAATATCTTGATTGCTCTGTGCTTGTGCTAGGGGAGAAACACTACGAATTTTAACTTCTCTACCATTGACTGTTGGCATTTCTATTCGACCCTGCTTCTGTAATATGTAGACAACTCTTTGTAATAATGGTTGCACCATCTCAGATTGCAGTCTACCAAAAGCAGATCCTATCTTTCTTGATAGATCTGCCATACGTTCTGCAACTTCTGTAGCTGATGCAGGTGTCCTATTAGGATCACCTAACATATCATTATACAAAGCTCTCTTTATATTATTTCTCATATCATTTAAAATTAAGTTAGCTACATCAAAAGAACCTGCGGCTCTTATTGGTTGTAGACCTTGTGAGTTTGGTGCTTTTGGAATGACTGTGCCAGGGACTAAGTTTATTGTATCAACATTAATTACACCATCATCATCTATCTGATAGATACCTGATATAGCCATTTGTGCATTTTCTAAAATCATTTCTATAGTTAAATTACAAGTCTTGATTGCACTAAGTGCATTTAATGCAGGACCTCTACCATATATTTCACCACTAGCTTTACTCCATCTAAAAGCTATAAATGGATTTGAGCCTACACCTTTATATATTTCAGACATAATCATTTCTTTATCTGTTACATCTATAATATAAAATCCATACTTTTCTTCATTTGGATCATCATATAACCTACAAGATACTTCTAATATTTTAGATTTACCTTCAGGATCTCTTGTTATTCTTTCTGCAATTTGTGGTGTCATTATAGCATTAGGATATGCAACTGGCATATCTTCATTTTTTATAGATCTTTCTCTATACACATGATCTACTTTGCCATCAGGTCCAGTATCTAATACTACATGAGGTAATGGTATAGATTGAAATCTTATTGGATTAACTGCATCACCTTCCATCACACAAAGTACAGCAGTGCCAAGTGCCAAGTCTATAAAACACTCATGTATCTCTTGTGCAAAGTTTGAGGTTTGTAATACTTCAAATACATAATCTGTTACTTTATCAAGTGCATTATTAATGTCATCTTTTTCTTCATCAGGAACTTCTTGACCAGTAACAAAGTCTGCCCATCTAGCAAAGTTAGGTGTTAATCCTGATTGCAGTCTTGATGCAAACTCCTGAATACCTACCACTGCTGTTTCATCAAATATTCTATCATCTCGTCTTTCACCAATCGTTACAGTCTTAAAACCTTGACGTTGTGGCAAACAAAAATCAAATATTTCATCATAAACATCTTCAAAGTGTAGCCTATGAGATTTAGCTTTCTCATAGTTCTGAAGTAATTTTTCTACAGTTTTTTCGTGCATTATCTATCGTATTCGTTATAGAAACCTATGCCACCACCTGAGCCTCGTAGCAATGATCTTCTACCAGTACCCCTTCTTTTTGTTGTAATATTTTCTTCAAGTACATCTTGTCTAGCATCAACTCTTTGTTGAGTTTCTACTTCTTTTTGAGCTTCTCTTTCCATCTCAGCTTCTCTTTCTGCTGTAGTTGGAGGTGGAGGACTTGGACTTCTACTTGGCAAACACATTAGAATCTCCTTACATTCTTGCCCATAAACCTTGTCTTCTTTGAGGTTTTGCTCTGCGATTGAAGACATCATAATCTACTCTAGCATTAAATGTTTCTATTTTTTTATTCATACCTAGTACCTGCCTTCCTTCACCTGAACCCAACATCAAATACTGTAAAGCATCATGGATATGTGAGTATCTATCTTTAAGAGGTTTATCTTCATATCGCTCTCCTGACACCTGAAGTCTACGATATTGATAACCTCCCTCAAACCCTTTTACCAATTCTTTGCACCTAAAGTCAATCAAAATCCCTGATAAGCCATCTACCATTCTATTTAATACAGATGCTACAGACTCTATTCTTAACGCAACATCATTACTTTGCGTAGGTCTTGCAGTTAATCCTGCACCTCGCAATATTTGAAAAGGTGTTGATTCATCTGTTTGAGATCTAAAATCTCCTGCAGGATCTCCATATATATGCACCTCACAGTTTGCATATCGTGTTGCTATTTCTGCACGAAGCAACTCTGCAAACCTAACAACTCCCATATCAAAAGCCACTATCTCTTGTAGTATATTCCATCTACCTCTAACCTTTTGACCAAAGACTGCCGCAGGTGTAAGACCAAAGTCTAAACCAATATATACTGGCACACCATCTGCTACTGGTATTTCTTCTTTTGCAACATGAGTATCAGCCACAAACATATTATAAACTGGTTTACCATCTTGGATACTACCAAGCCTATTCATAACATAGACATCTATCCAAGACTTTGTTTTACCTTGTACCAAGTTAGGATAATATGACTCTAATATATTTTTACTGTTCTCTGCTTTTTTATTTGGCTTATATCCACTAACAACACCATCATCATCTTTTTCTTCTATCATTCCACTAGGCTGTGTAAAGAACTGCCAGTTATCAGGTTTAATCAACATACGACTTTCTTCTAAAGTTATATGATCTGGAACTGGTACTTCACCTGACATGATTGACCACCAGTGATCTTCTTCAGGACTATTAGTATCACATATAACACCTGACCATGTAGCACCACCATCTTTAACACTAGGATATCTGCCAACTCTCATAGTACAAGCATCAATAATAGACTTAGGTATTTCTCTAGCTTCGTTAACCCACACACCAGTAAGTTCTAATGATAATAATTTTTTTACATCTTCAGGTCTATCAAGAGCAAGAAAGATAACTTCCATCTCAAGATCACCTGCTGTAATCATATGAGTATATGGCACAGACCAAGCAAACTTACCCCAATCTTGTTCAGGAAACCAATCAAGCCAAGTTTTAATAGTTGTTGTTCTAAGTTGTGGATTAGTATTTCTTATGATTGCCCATCTGCTTTTTCTCTTACCTGACTTATCAGGTTCTTGCATCAAGGCTCTTCTAAATATCTCTATACTACAAGCAACTGATTTACCACTACCAACTGGACCTCTAATACCACGAAAAAAAGTATTGTCTTTCATAAATGCTTTTAGTACAGCACCATCAGGTTTATACTTAAACGTTATCAATGTTTGTATTAACTCCGATCCTTAATAACTTATCTACTGTTTCAGGACCAATAACAGCTATGACTTTATCTGCTTCCCTATCAGTACAGAATTGTTCAGGGTGATGTTTAAGGTGTACTCTTTTGACAACCTCTCGAAGTATTCTTCTTTCTTCAATCTTTAATGTATGTAGAAAGCTCATTCTTTAACCTACGAGTAGCTTCTGTATTTTTTCGTTTTTGCTGCAATCTTTTTTGGCTGTTTAGATACTTGTTTACCTCTTCTAGTTGCCTCTC